CCTGTGTCCCGAACCTCCGTCTGGTGCTTCTATGGTGTAATCCTGTGTCCATGTGTCATACGTGGAACCATCTGCTCCTATTCCCCAAGTGTACATGTAAACCCTACCAGTGTCGTTGTCGTGTCCTGGTGCTGACACGAACATGTACTTGTCAGTGGTGTTCCTGCTAGAACCTATCGTTGGTTCTGAAATCTTGTGCGCCCATCCGAAGTTTAAGTTCTCATTAGATGTCGAGTCGTCCGTTGGTGGCGTGACCGTGTCTAGTATTCCGTACTTGAATGTTGCTGGATCCCATACGTACACCTTGATCAGCCCTGAATCGGTGAATCGTGTGCTACCATCCGTGCTCTCTGTGTTTGTGTATGGCGCGCCCGCCACAACAAAATTTTCGTCAGTGCTGATAGAAAGTGATTCACCCAGTCTACTGGTGTTATCATCATTTTCCGTCATCGTCACGGTTGACTGAGTCTCGAGCAGTGTTCCCGCTGTCGCAGTGGTCCTGAACAGGAAGTGCACTTCACCCTGACCTTTGCCCGGTGCTGACACCACCACAGTACGGCCATCGTTCCTGGCCACTATCCTGTGACCAAATTCTTGGTCCACAGTGCTGGAGTCTGGTGACAACACCAGTCCTGTTGTGTAGGGATCCTGTTTCTCATAAACACGCCACAGTCCCGAACTGTCCGCGTCCGCGAACACCTTGTCTCCCTCACGTCCTATCGCGTCATCCTTGTCATTGTAATCAGAGTAGCTCAACCTGTCATTGACGTTGTCCATGGAAGCCAGTCTAACAGAGATGAACTTGTAGATGTTGCCATAACTGTCTGCGGTGGATCCGTCAGCCAGTGTGGGAATGAATGCTGTGTTACCTGTGTAGTCTATGATCACGGTCCGATGGTCTGGTGTACTCGAAACTTGATACACGCCATTCAGCGTGGTCTCCTCACTGTTGCTGATGGCGAAGTAATCCGCTTCAGCGGTCGGCGTGGCGCCAGACAGTCCGTGACTGCCTGTGAACGTTATCTCCAACTGTGAGGCGTTGTTTATGGTCCTCAATGAGGCTATCTTAAAGTTTGTCACAGTCATCCGGAACACGTCCCAGTCCCTGTTGCTCTTGTTGGCCACCCAGATCAGATCATTGGCTGTGACCCTGTTCACGTCAAGGTTGAACAGATCGGTGATGTTGAATGCGGTGTGTTGAACCTGTTGTAGTTGCGGGTATCCAGCGGTCTTGTAGACCTGTGCTGTGTCTCTGTCCACGCCCTCCTGGCTGTAGTCCAGTCTCGAAAAAGTAGTCGATGCTGAGTATTCCACAGGTTTGTAGTAAAGATCTTCCTTGGCCACGTACTCCGACCTAGCGTACTCCACACTGTCGTTGGTGGTGTCGAACAGCTCTATGCTCTGCGGATCAGCATTTATCTCATCATCCTTCAGTGTGATCTGTATGCTCTCTGTGGCGTCCGTGTTACCGAACCTGCCCACCCTGATCATCCATTCAGGATATAAGTCCAGGTCAATGTCCTCGCCCTCGTACTTGGCCTTGAGGATCTTGTCTATGGCGTTCTGTGTGCCCTTCTCCCTGATGTAGCCCTGGTAGAACTTGTACTGGGACACATCATTGACGAACAGGTTCTCCAGGTAGTCCCTGCTCTGGTATCCGATCAGCCTCTGTGCCAACTGCTGTTGGGATTCATCAAAGTTGTTGGTCTCGAGATTGTAGAAGTCATTGAACTGTGCTATCTTGTAGTCGAAGTTGGGTATCAGTTGTGGTGCGGGCTTCTCCGCTTTCAACTGCCAGTTTTCTGATTCAGACAACACGGGGAACTCAGCAGAATTATGGTTCTTGGTGCAGACATAGAATTTACCTTGATATTCAATGGTGTCACCAATTTTGTAATCGGTGTTGGCCACCCAGTACGTGACATTTGCGGCGTCGAACACGAATCCCGGAGCGTAGTAGTCGCCGTTCCATCCCGCTGTCTTCCATCCAACAACCTTTAACCTCTGCTGTCTAAATCCCGTGAACGGATCGTAAATGATGTCAGAGAACACAGTGCTGTTGTCGAACAATAGCATGTGTTCCTTCTGCACAGTGTTCAGTGCGATGTTGTACAGTCCCACATCGTCTGATTTGATGCCTATCTCGAATGTCTTGCCGATCCTCTTGGTTGAGATCTCCCTGACGTCTATCTTCCTACCCCCAGCGTCTAGAAGTGAGTAGTCACCGGCCAGATTGCGTAATCTTCCCACAATGCTGTTGTTGGTGTCAAGCTCAAAGCCGGCCGCGGCCGGAGATACAGTCACCGCAGATCCCGGAGCCCATTCCTGTGTAGTCCAGAACAGGAATTCTCGCACCGCGTTGGCCCAATTCAGAGTCTCTTTGAGTTCATTGGAGAACTTGTTGAATTTAAATCCTTGATCTTCCAGCCAGTGTCCATAACCGAACAAGAAGTCCGCCACGTCCTGGATGGTGTTGAACACGTAGCCATAGGGTATGGTCTGAACCGTTTCCTGGTACGCGTTGTATTGGTTAACGGTCTGTGACCCCTCCACGGACACTGCCTTGGCAGTCGTCGTCTTGACAGGATAGTTGAAATTGAAGTAAGGCTTGGTGGTGGAGTAACCCAACACCTTGTAACCACCCAGCAGTGTTGACCCATCCCGACTTACGTCTGTGTTCTTTTCAATCAACACTCCTGAATAATGAAAACTCTCCACGGGATTTGAAGTCCTGAACAGTATCTTGTAGTTTTCATCAGGTATGAATTTGCTTCCTGAGGTTGATCCAGGCGACACTGAATCTGTGAGCACCTTGATGTTGTCCTTGTCCGTGAAGCCACCCAGTTTGTATGCCAATTGCACCGTGAGATCCTTCATCTTGTCATAGTAAAATGCCTTAGGATCTAAATTGCGTGATATCAGATAGTTCACCACGAAAGGTTGGTATCCAGCCGTCTGATAGCGTGTGGTCACACCTGTGTCGTTGTTGGTCTCCGTCTCGAGGTGATACTTGGCGGAGGCCAGTGTCTTCCTGATTCCCGTGATGGTGTATATCTGATTGCCCGCCGTATTGGTCGAAAGCCTAGACGGATCAAAAAAGTTGCTGAAGAACTTGGCGGGTTTAGTCAGTGCCAGTGCCTTCATCACCGTGAACGGGTATGCGCTGGATCTCCTCCAGGCTGTCTCCGCTGGTGCTTGGTCTCCGAACTTCCATGACGCCTGCCTGCCTGGAATGTCGAAGTTGTCCACCAGTCCGGCCGCTATCGGATCTAGCAGGTTTCCTGATGTGTCAACCGGCAAGTATGTGGCTATCTGTGGCTTGCCATATCTGCCCGGCTCTGTTGACACCCTGTTCCATAGCACATCATTGCCTGACGTGTAAGGTGCTGTGCCGTACGTGGCGTCCCAGTCCGTGGGCTTCTCTGAATAGCCCAACATCTCCCACGGCCTCACATGTGGCGCGTCGGTGTCGTAGAAGTATTTGTATATGCCCCTCCAGTGTCCCGGTAGGTTCTCTCCCGTGAGACGTGCTGTTGAATTGGCGTAGTTGTATGTGAACGGAGAGCCCTCCGTGAACGTGGTGTTGTTGATGTACTGAACATTGTTCCTGCCAGCCCATACATAGAAGTCAGGTGACATCACACTGTCTATCTCCGTCAGTGTGTATTCCGTTGAAGTGAACGCACTTGGAAGCACATCGTGTATGTCAAGCAGTGTGGCGTCATGTTCGGTCTTTAGATTGTTGTATATCCTCTTCTCCAGTTCCAGAATGAGATCATCTCGCTCGTCACCATAGGACTTGATTATGGAACCGTCATGTCTCCTGATCACAACAGTGTCAGTGAGGTAAGTGTCATCCGTGAAAATCTCTGGTTTGTATTTTGGATACATGCCCAACTTGGTGGGCGTCACTGGCATGTAACTGCCCGTGGTGTCTGCGTAGTCCTTGATCACTATCTTGTCACCCTCCGCCAACGTCGCCAAAATGGTTATGCTGTCATCCGTGGTGCTGAACGTGTAGTCTGTGCCAACCAACAACTGAACGTCATTGAGATACACGTAGACCGCCCTGTTGCTCGGTGTTGTGATGTCATGCTGTGAGTCTATGGCGTACTCCGTCTGTGATGAGCCCTGAACCGTGTAGGTCCTCGTGGAGACGTTCTCTCCCCAGCCCACCATGTCCTCATAGAAGAACGGGAAGGTGCTGTTCCTGCCTTGCGTGATTGCCACGATTATCTCGTCCACCCTGTCCGCGGCCACTCCTTCATAGGCAGTGCCCGTGGCGTGCGTCAGGAATGAGTTATACCATTTCTCGTACTCCTGGTTCACGTAGTCTATGGCGGTCATCACGTTGGAGTCTTGGTCTATGATGCCGAACACAGCCGGTAGCAATGGTCCCTCGTGCTGGTGTATGGTTCCACCCTTGAGCCTTGCCGCTGGATTGTCCCTGAGGTTGCTGACCCCTGGAATGGAACCGGTCAGATCAGAATTCTTGTCGAAGATGTCACTGACATGGTTCAACACCTGTCCATAGGTGAACGTGCCCAACTGTTGGTTGAGCGTGTTGGTCTCCAGGTTCTCTGGAACCTCGTAAATGCCCTTGTCTGCTACCTTGTCCGCCGCGCTGTAGCCCGCAATACGGATCTGATCGTTGACTGACAGTTCGTCCGTGAATCTGATGTAGGTGTTGGTCGTGCCATCCACTAGGGTGTAGTCTGTGCCCAGGGTCTTCCTGGAACCGTTCACTGACACCGACACCTCAAGGTCCGTCAGTGCGGCCGAGTTGGCGTAGAAGTCTATGGGGAACAGTCTCTTCTCGGTGTCATCCACTATGAAGGTCCTAATCACCCTCTGACGGCTCTCGTTGGTCCTCTTGATCCATGCGCTCTTGCTGTTGTGCGTGGTCCTGCCGGTGGTGTAGTGAAGGTGTCCCTCCGCTAGATTCTTGGTAACGGTGGTTGTGCCGTCCTTGTAGGTGAACGTGCCTGAAGTGTGATCTGACTCGAACACTATGTCACCCACGTTGTTGATGGTGTTGTACTTGACCTTTATGCCCAGCACGGTATCCGTCGGTGCCGTGTCTGATGTTGCGTACTTGAACACAGAGGCCCCGGCAAATGTGCTGTTTGGATACTTGGTGGCGTCATCGAACGAGGTGTGCGTGTTGTCGAACATGCCGAACAATGGTTGTTGGTTGACCCCGGTCTTCTGTTGTGCCTCCGTCCATGCCGCCGTGTCGGCGTCATAGTAGAATGTCTTGCCTTGGTTGGACGTACCGAATTCTATGAACACACTGTCCAGATTGGCCGGAGTGCCGTCTGACGATTCAGTTAATGCTATCTTCTGTGTGGAGTCACCCGCTGTCACGAAGTTTACGTCGTATATCTTGTTCTTGACTATGGGATCTGTGTCTGCGGCGAAGATCACCCGCATTCCATCCTGCAGTGCCAGTCCGTCCACGATGTAACCGGTTGAGTTGACGACCTCGCTAAATGCGTCCGTTGTCACTGTGTCATACAGTGTTACCGATCTCTTGGCCACCGTGCCGTGGTTGTACAAGGCAAGTCCTGAGTCGAACTCTATGATGGGCCTCTTGGCCCTGTCGTCCTCGTTAAGGGTTGGAGTGAATCCACTGATCCTGGCTGTCTCTTCTATGACGGATCTGTGGAACCACCTGTTGTACCTTGACCAGGCGTTCTGGTCCTGTGAATCTCTTTTGATGGTGATGTAGTCCTTTGATTCGGGAGTGTAGTAGGCCAACGCATAGGGTCTGGAATCATAGCCAACAGAATCATACAGTATGGTCGTCTCCGTGGCGTAACTGCCTGGTGTTATAAGATCGTCCACATCCGTCAGTGTAATTGCATCTCCAACACCCTCCACGTAGTACTCCTTGTTCTGGTACGCTGTTGGCACCAGGCTGTTGGTGAATTTTATCTTCATGCCGTTGCTCAGGTCCAGCGTCCGCAGGCTGTAGTTCTTTACCCCCACTATGTCGTTCTCGACGTCTATCGATGTCGTGGCATCTGCTTCCTTTATCTGAAGTATTCCGTACATGGCGTCATGGTTGCCACACTGGTAATATAACGTGTTAGGCGTATCAGTATCATTTGTGTAAGATGGAACTGTAAATGTGACCACTCCCTCGTCCGCACCATTATTGGTCACGCCGGTCGAATATACAGTTGATGTGGAGCCATCTTCTGACACCTTGCTCTTGTAGGGTTCAGTCATGATCCAGAATGGGTGTCCCTCAGCGGCCACATTGAACCTGTATGTGTTGCCCCTGTACAGCGTCAGGATGGGGTTGTTCTCGTTCTCCCTGTGCCTGAATTCATATGCCTGTTGTCCCACGTTGGTGACTGTGTACTCCGCCACCGCGCTTGGTCCCACGGAATCAATCTCTATGGATCCCGGTCCATCTGGCATCCAGTAGTACTCCCTGTAGTTGATCAACTTGTCGTAGTCTATGGCCGGGTTCCAACTGTACACCACTTCCTTGTTGAGCCTGTCGTGGTTGTTGACCTTTCCTCCCAAATACCGGATCTGGTTTATGTAGTCATCATATGTGCCCGTGAATTTTACCTGGTCCTCTGGATTCACAGACGTGGTGTCCCTGTCGGTGTATGTTACAGCAGGCTCCAATTGATAAGCGAACCTATCCCTGCTGGTGGCTGTCAGATACCTGTCATTGATTGATCTGGTGTAGGCATCCTGGCGTCCTATAAATCCGTCCAGCCTCTCCAGTGATCCTTTCTGTACTAGTGGATCCAGTGTGCTGGCCAGGAAGCGCTGGTTGGTGTCAGTCCTGTAGAACGCTGGTAGGTGCTGTACGGTGCGCCTGTATTCGTTATCGCCCTGCTTGACTACTTCGTTGTTGGTTAATGCGTTTGTGGGATTGTCCGCCATTAATATCCTGCCCCACTACTGCCGGTCGTTGAACCGGAACCTGTTGTAGTAGAGCCTGATACCGCTGATCCTGTCGTGGTGTTGGTAGTGGCGGTTGATGTTGATGTGACCACAGTTCCTGATGCCACCAACTGGTTGGCTCCAAGCGCTGTTATGATTGACACATCATCAACGGTGGCCCCACTGATGAAAATCTCGTCTGCCGCTGAGTTTATCTGGAACAGAGACCCAAAACTCTGTCCTGACTGGTTGGGCACTATGACCGCGGTCAGTAGGTCAGGTGCCAGTTCATTGTGTATGTAGGCGGCCAGTTCCGTGAAGTAGAAACTGTCACCGAAGTCCCAGTTGTCAAGGGCGAAGAATTCATTGATTGCCTGTATCACCCTGGTCTTTATCACCGCATCGGTGACGTTGGTCTTTGTGTTCTTGACCACCTTGAACGTGGCCTGCAGTTCCTCGTCCGCGTTGCTACCGAACAGTATCTTGTACTTGACCGGGTGGTAAACAATCTGATCTGAAAGCGATTTCAACGGATTCAATACCCCAGAATAGTTGATCCTCAATTGGTCTGATGTTGACGTCACGGGTTTGCTTCCTCCATCCTGTAGCCAGATCCTGAACAGGTTGTCATAGGTCCTCTCCAGTAGATACACGTCAATGATGTTAGAAACACTGGGATCGATCCTGGTCTCCTGCCCGGCATTGTGCTTGTATTGGAAACTTATCGAGCTCCTGCCCCTGCGAGCAAGGTAATCCGTTGTCGTTGAGAGTGTGTTGGTGGTGGCACTGTAGGATTTGATCACGTCCTCGTCCGCGGCGTAGAAATAGAACAACTGTCCATCCGTGTACGTGGCGGTGTTTAGGTCGATGTCCGATTCGTTTTCTGTGACCACGAAGTTTGTGGCCGCGTACGGTCTGAATCTCTCAATGTTATCATAGGAAGTATACTTCTCAAAGAAAACAAACTTGGTGCTTTCTGACAGGGTGGGTTCAACCACTATGTCAAATATGTCTGGGTTGTCCACAACACCGTCGTCGTCGTCGTCAAAAAATCCCACCTTGACCTTCCTGTTGTCCTGGAATCCGTCCGCTTCAGTGACCGTGTCAACCACCTGCCACGTGATAGGGTATCCTATGCTGTTGCCTGTTGACAGAACGGAATTGGTTTTCAAGATCTTGACAGTGTCCTTCACAGTCTTGCCTGTGGTGTAGTCGTATATCTTGTCCTGTGCGTCATAATGGAACTTGTTCTGAGACTCGGACTCAAATATGTAATCCAGTTTCCTGTACGTGACCGTGTATGTGTTGCCATCATTGGTGAACTTGAACCACCAACTGGCGTCGAGATTCGTGCCAGTGGTATCGCCCGCGTTGCCCAGGCCGAACACACTGCTGGTGCTCAAATTAGTTGAGGTTATGACCTTCCAGGTCTCTGTGTCCACATCGTATCTCAGACCGAACTCCTCGTAGGCCTCTATCCTGTCTATGATGTCCGCCTCCAGCGTGGACGAAAATGATGTGGTGAAATTAGGTATTACGGCATTGACCACTGCGCCGTTTGGTATGATGTCATTGAGTGTGACCGGTCCAACTCCAGATTCCAGGTTTCCGACTCCGCTGTTGGCACCATCGCCCACCACCGCGCCTATCTTGGCCCAGGCCCTGTCCTCTGCGTTGTCCGTGCCAGCGGTCACCAGTGAGTTGTTGAGGAACTCCCTGCTGTCAGGTGATGTGAATTTTATCAGAGCCCCGGGTTTTGCGAATTTCAAGTTGGATGTAGCGAAGTCACCTATGGACAGCGCACCCCCTGACGTGAAGTATCCTGTGTTGGTGTTGGTAGATGTGGTTGTCGAATTCCACGTGGCCGTCAACGTGCTGAGATCTTTGGTTCCGTACTTCAAGTAGTAGAACTGCCTGGCATATGCCTCCTTCAACTTGCCCTCCACTGACGTGTCAATTGTGGACTGTATGTTGCTCCTGTTGTTGAACGTGAACGTGAACTGCTGTGTGGATTCTTCCCTGTAAAGTATGCCGTCCTCCGCGAACACACTGACGTTGGAGTATGCGCCTGTGGGATCCAGTATCTCCTTGGCCCTTGATATTCCTGAAGCTGATCTGTTCACGGATCTCACTTTCACGATCTCCTGTGATGCTGAAAGTGGTACCACTTGGTAGTCCTCTGCCGTGATCATCCTGTTCTGCGAGTAGTACACCTGTGCGGCCTTCTCCCTGATGCTGTCATTGGATTCTGTCGCCGCGGCGTTGTACACGCTGGCCTTGAGGCTCATTGTTATTGTCAGGGTCTGTTGTGCGCCATTGGCGTCAGTGTATGGCACCGCGACCTGTATGTTCTGCATGTCCGCTGGCTGTATGGCGTACTTGGCGTTGTCACTGATCCTGTGGTAGGTCCTGAAAGAGCCCAGTGGTAGGTTTGAGAAGTTTCCGTCACCGAACACCAAGTCGATCGCGTCGTTGTTCTTTGTGACCACGTTGTAGATGTTCCTCTCAGCGGCCGCCAGTGAATTGTAGATGGCGTTGTTGCCCGTGAGTGAGGGCACCTTGGCCCACTTCTCCGCGATCTGACCGAACTGGTCCAACTTGTACAACCAAACATCTGTGTCATTGATGTTTGACGCCGCGATCGACCTCACGTAGTTGGTCACCGCCGTGTCCACCGTGAAGTCCGCGTACTGCATAGTGCCCTGTTTGAACAGGAAGAAGAATCCTGTATTGTTTGAACTGTCACCCGCACCGTCTGACCTGTAGGTGTAGGTCAGTCCCGTGCCCGTTATGGGATCTGCCTCGTAGATGCTATCTGAATTCTGTATCGTGCTTGGCACAATTTCAAACTGCCTGCTAACACCTCCCACTGATTTGGTGTACTTGAACAGAGGTAGGTCGGTCTGGTTTGAACTAAGTGTGTACACCTCGGTGTCTATTCCTCCTATAGATCCTGACTCCCTGGGATTGCCGAACAACTGTCCGGTCTGGTTGGCCGCGTTTAGAATCGCAGTGAACTGTTCCCTGTAGTTTGAATTTGCGGAATCATTCCATATGATGGTCTGCGTGGCCAGGTTCGTGCCTGTTGAATCCACGACGTCCTGTGTGGTGGATATCGAATCTATCTTAAGCAGTCCTGTTGCTGGTCGGTTACGCTTGGCGTTGTAGTTGATCAACCTCGCCAACCTCAGTACTGAATTTCTCCTCTCCGCTGTCTCAAGGAAGTTCTCCCTAGCGTTGAGGTCCACCCTGAAACTCAAGGCCTGTGCTATGTAGGCTATGAGGTCTATCAGCGCAACGTACTCTGAGCTTTCAACGAAGTCGTTGAAGTCATCAGGGTAGTTTTCCCTGAGGTAGGCCACCATGGTCCTTCTCAGCGTCTCGAAGTCGTATGATTTGAAATCTGCCTGTTGGAATGCCTGGTAGATCTTCCTCCAATCCTCCGCGACTAGTAATCTATTTTGTCTGTCTGTAGTGGCCATACTGTTTGTATGGATATTTATGTGATAGATTATGTACGTATATTAAGATAGACGTAGCAGTGAGTTCTCGTCAAAGTTGAACCTCAGTTTCTCAGTGATGTTGAGGGGCACGTAGGTTATAGTGGCCTGTATTGCTATGCCCTTGTCAGCCTCTGAGACCAGTATCTCCTGTGTGCTTATCCTAGGGTCCGCGTTGAGATTCTGTGTGACGTCCTCAACTATGGCCTCCTTCAGGGCTTCAGTGAATGGTTCAAACAGCGCATCGTATATTATTGTACCGAACTCAGGGTTCTCCACCCTCTCGCCTTTCCTGACGGAAAGCCTGTTGATCATGTCCTGCTTGGCGACCTCAAAGTCGTACAGTTTGAAATTCTGGCGGTCAGCCCTCGAACTGAAACCCTTGAAGGTCACTGCCTTGTTGCTCAATCCGTTGTCTGATCCGTTGTCCCCGTATGCCATCGTCAATATTTAGTGGTTAGAATAGACTGCCTATTGCCGCTATAGCACCACCCACCGAACCTCCCAGAAACGACGGTAATGAGATGCTTCCGATCTTTAGTCCCAATGTGGATGCGGTGTTCAATCCACCTATCCTTGCCAGTTCTCTTGCCGTACTACCGCCTCCCAATCCTGTAAGGAAAGATCTGGCCTGTCCGGCCACAGCAGAGATTGCCGTGGAAGTGACCGAGGATGTGACCTGTCCCGCTACCACATTCTTGAACACGTTGGTCGTGGCCTTAAGATCTCCCACTGACGCTATGTTTCCTATAGGTATGTTTCCTGTGATGCCAGATACATCTATGCCTCCCACTGATGTAAGGTCACCTGTCTTGAGTGTTGTCAGCGCCTTGTTGGCGACGGATTCTAAGGGAGTGCCACCACCAAGTGCGAACAGTTCTCCCGCTTGATTGACGAACACGTTGTCTTTGAACAGCGCCGCCACGTCTGATCCCGTCACGGTGTCGATGACCTGGTCTGCCAGTTTCTTGGTCTGGTTGTTGAGTACATCCGACACCGAGTCAGACACATCGAATCCTTTGAACTGGTTGCTGATGCTGGCCGCGGTGTCCCACTTGCCCCTGGCCCCGTTCAATATGTCAAATGTATCGTCATACGTTTCCGCAGTTTGCTTTAGTATCTCCCTGGCCTTGGCAGGGTCTGTGGACGTGCCTATCTGTTCCGTTAGTATTCTCTCGAAGTCCGCCTGTGCCTGAGCATCTCTTGTGGGTCTGTGTGTTGATAACCTGTTTCTCTGTTCCATGTACTCCACTGTGCCCGGGGTATTGGCCAGCCTATACCACGCCTTTTTATTGTCCGCTCCTCCCGTGGGCAGTGCGCCCTCTGAAGAGAATCCACGGAATCTCGGCATGGGCTCGTGGGTGACGAACCTGTGTACTGTTGTTGAAGTCTGTGCAGTGAAAGGTTTCAGCGGCTCTATGCCCTTCTTGACCAACTCCACGTCTCCTTCCTGTCTCTCGGTTATGTTCGCGGCGTCAGTGTCCAACCACTTAGGTCCCCAGGTGTCGCTGGCACCGGTTGAGTTGAAGTGCACCTGTGCGCCCGCCAGGTGTATCTGACCTGCCGCGCCATGCAGTTGTTGTCCGTCCGTGTATGAGGTCAAACCGTCCCTGGCGTAATCCCTTATGCTTCCTTTTTGTGAGCTGTTGAATATGCCCTTCTCTCCGAGGTTCAGCATGTATGTGCCCGCTGACTTGACTATCTCGTTGGTGGCGCTCATCCTGATCTGGCCCGAGGCGTGCATGTTGATGTTGGCGTCCGAGTGCAGGTTGAAATCACCCTGCGTCCTCATGTTGATTCCGCCGATGCCCGAGTACACGTCTATCCTGCCCTCGCTATTCATCTCTATCCAGGCGTTGCCCGATCCGTTGGCTATGTACACCACACCTTCCGTGTCGTGCATCAGCAGTTGGTGTCCCGAAGCAGTCCTCAATCTGGTAAGTTGGTTGGTCCCATCCGCGGCCCCGTCGTCCATCACGAACGTGTGTCCCGACAACCTGTCAACTATGGCCGTTGCTTCCGCATCATCGGTGCTGACCTTCTGTGGGGTAGATCCAGGATTCAACCTGCCAGGAGTGCTCATTCCGAAAACTTGGCTGGGCGCTTCCCTTTGCGCTGAGGACGTGGTGTTTCCCCTGACATCATCCGCACTCAGTCCTTGTCTTAGCAAGGTGTCTGCCAACGGGTGTATGGGTTTGTTTTTGTTCTTGTAGTTGATCTCGTTGACATCGGAAAATCTGTTGACCTCACCTGCGGGTAAGTTACTCGAACCATAATCCTCTGTGGGGTCTTGGTTAAGGTCGTCCTTGACTTTGTTCGAAGACGCTATGCCCGGTGTCATGTGGTTTGTCAGCGGTTCTTGAACACAACCTATCCAGAACGCCTGTTCCATCTTTCCCTCTGCAAGTATTACCAGTACCCTTGTCTCTAGGTCAGGTGGCACCGCCCAGAATCCATACGAGAACTGTGAATCCGTGTGCTTGGTCCCTGGCTTGACGTGCCGCAGTCCTTTGTTGCCGTAGAACGGTGACAGGTAATCGCAGTCGATGAGTCCGTCGAACTCGGACTTGTACGTGCCCCTCAGTGACGGTATCAGCACCTTTAGCCTGCCGGCGCGCAGTGGATCCTTGTTGCCCTTCACTATGCCCACGTAGGGTCCAGGGAATATGTTACCCCAGTCCTGATTGATCTTCGGTGACCTGGGTGTTGAAGCATCTCCTTTGAGGTAATCGTGCAGTCCCGCCATTAGTTCCTTCCTATGTTAAATTTTGCTTTTAATAGTTTTATCTTGCCTTCTAGATATGATGAAAATTTTTCTTTGATCAACGACACCTCATTGACGTACTCCGCCTTCGGCACCAGTTTGTCAAACGTGTCCAAGTGTGGGTTTGGCCTCACAAAAGTGGCGGCCTGCGGTGCGTAAGGCTTGTCGCCTTGGTTGTTGAATCTGACCAACTGTAGTTCCTGTATGAACTTACCGTCCTCGAACATGTTGTCCACCTGTACGACACGGTAAAGTCCGGAGAACGCTATCTGCTCGTCCTTGGCCAGCTCGTACACGCCGGTCTTGTCGTTGATGTCTGTTGGTGATCTGAAATTTAGTTTGATTATGGGATCACCGAATCCCATGTTGAAGTTGCCGTATATCTCGTTCCAAACATCACGGTTCCCCTGTGAGAACGCCAGTTTCTTGCGATTGCTCTCCAGCACGTTTCCACGCCTAGCGGTCGTTGGTATGAACTGAGATTGTCCCAGGTATGCGGGATCTCCCAGTATGCTCATCCTCACGAACACCATGTCCGCGGTTGGGTTGGATAAAGCGTCCAATCTTTGATCTAATTCCGTGGCGTTGCCTTTGTTGATACCACTGGTCACTGATGTGGTTGTCCCCACTTCGGACTGGTGTATGAATGATGGATCTCTGAATGCGTCCTTGGTCGCGGGATCGTCCACTTCCACGTCGGGCTCGTCTTGTCCCTGGGTCTTGGAGAACTTGTCCGATGCACTCTTGCCTTGTATGTCCTTGAGCCGGCTCTGGAAGTAGGCCACCCTGTAGTTGATGTTGAGGTCCAGTATGTCCAGGTTGTCGCCGGTGAAGATGTAGTTGTAGGTCTTCTTGACGAACTGCTCGAAGTTGGTGCCCGTGCTGGATCCTGGGTCGGCGAGAGCGTAGGCGTGTATCTTGTAGGGCACTATGTTGTAGATGATCTTCCTTGGGTGTT